AAAGATCACCTAAAGAGTTTAGCATTCCTAGATAAGAACGGCGGTCCAGGCATACAACGATACGACACACTCAAATACAAGCAGTTCGACAAACTAACAGATAGACAGTTGGGTTTCTTTTGGCGTCCTGAAGAAGTTGATGTGTTTCGTGATGCCAAGGACTTCAAGGATCTAACAGCATACGAACAACACATTTTCACAAGCAATCTGAAACGTCAGATTTTGCTCGACTCTGTACAGGGCCGTTCGCCCAACTTGGCCCTGTTACCGATAGTGTCGTTACCTGAGATCGAGACATGGATTGAGACTTGGGCTTTTAACGAGACCATACACTCACGTTCATATACACACATTATTAGAAATGTTTATTCAGACCCGTCAAAGGTATTTGATGAGATGATGGACATCAAAGAGATAACAGAGTGTGGTGAAAACATTACAAAATACTATGATGATCTAATCGAATACGGTTCATGGTATAACCTATTAGGCGAAGGTGAACACACGGTCAATGGTAAGAAGATCACTGTGGACTTATACGAGCTTAAGAAGAAACTATGGTTATGTATTAACTCAGTTAACGCACTTGAAGGTATTCGCTTCTACGTTTCATTTGCCTGCTCATGGGCATTTGCTGAACTTAAGAAAATGGAAGGCAATGCCAAGATCATCAAACTGATCGCCAGGGACGAGAACGTACACTTGGCATCAACACAGCACTTGTTAAAAATGTTACCACAAGATGACAAAGACTACGTCAAGATCAAAAAAGAAACAGAAGCAGAAGTTATTGACATATTCAGATCAGCGGTAGAACAAGAAGAAGCTTGGGCCAAATACTTGTTCAAGGACGGATCCATGATTGGTCTTAACGAGCAGTTATTGAAAGACTATGTTGAGTGGATCGCATCAAAACGCATGAGCTCATTGGGATTGCCGAGCGTGTTCAAGGGAGGATCAAATCCCCTGCCATGGACACAGAAATGGATCGCGGGCGGTGAGGTACAGGTCGCTCCACAGGAAACAGAGATATCATCATACACTATCGGAGCAGTTAAACAGGACGTATCCGAGGACACATTCAAGGGATTCAGTTTATAATGCTAACGGTATATTCAAAACCAGCCTGTCCCTTTTGCGACAAGGCCAAACATCTACTAGAAACCAAGGGCGTTGAGTTCGAGGTCGTAGACATTTCACAGGACATTGATGCCAGAGACTTCCTCTTGGGATCAGGATTCCGTTCAGTTCCACAGATATTCAAGGATGGAGAATTATTCGTTGACGGTGGCTATCAAGGGCTAATTAAGTTAACAGAAGACGAATTTAACTCTAAACTTGGATAACTCATGGACATACGAAAGAACGAAACTTACACATTCAAATTAAACTCGGGAGAGGAACTGGTAACCAAGGTCGTGGATATATTTCCAGACCATTACATCATCAGCCATCCTGTTTCCATAGCACCAGCACAACAGGGCGTTCAGATGATCCCAAGTGCGTTTACCTTAGATCTTGAGAAAAATGGTCGACTAAATATTAGTAGCATAACGATGGTGTTTGAGACTAATCCTGACGTTGTTGAGAACTACAGAACAGCAACCACGGGTATCGTAGCACCGGAAAAGAAAATCTTAAAGGGGTAACAAGTGGGAACACCGGCAGTGAGAAAGGGTGACGCCAATGGAGCGGGAGGTATCGCAACAACGGGAGCGAGCACGGTTTACGTCAATGGAAGACCATTGGTCTATCCGGGCGTGAGTGTGACCCCACATCCTTGTTGCGGAGCACCTGGTTGCGGCATACACTGTGCGGCATCAACGACCGGAGGTAGCCCAACTGTGTTCGTAGAGGGCAAACCAGTGATACGTGTGGGCGACACAGATACATGTGGTCATGGTAGAACCCAGGGCAGTCCCAACGTTAACGTAGCATAATATGTCTTGCGGTGGAAATCTAACAGGATTATCAATGACGGCAGGCGCGGGCCTGTTGAGGAATACTGGCCTTAGCGTAAGTCCGAGCCTAACATCAAACATAGAGAGCATCAAATCAGTGGTACCGGCAGTGGGCCAGATCTCTGACGTGACAGAAGCGGCCAACCTGGGCGGTTTCAGCCCTTCCGTATTGGGCAATCTATCAAGCGTTGGACAGGGAACCATACCCGGTCTAGGCAACGGCATACCGACAAGTTTACAATCCACACTGGGCACCAACAGTTTAACCAAGACATTGACAAATACGGGCAACGACATAATGGGAGCAGATATGGGAGTGTTCAGCCAACATCTATCCAGTGCGGGAGCCTACGTGTCAGGATCAAACGAATTCATAACATCAGCATTACTGGACTCATCATTGGATCAGGGCATACCCGGACTGAACTCCGTGGACGGCATAATGACGGGATCATTCTCACAGGTCAACAAGGCCTTTCCATCGTTCGGTGGCGATCTCCAGAACACGGGTAACATACTGAACATGGGTGACCTGAACAACTTGGGTAACCCGTTGTCATTGGCCAAGAACCTACAGACACAGGCCGGGGGCCTATCAGTGTTGGCTGGACCATTAGAG